CAGCTATAATCCCATCGCTTCCGGCAATAGTCATCAAAGTCCTCATAATCTTCAATCTTGTATAGTTTCTTTTCCCTTATCTGGCAGAGCGCAAAACCAACCTCAATAAAATTTCTAAGACCAGTCTTAATTGTTATCTCATGCCGAGTTAATTCTTGTTGATCTTCGGTTGAAAAAATTTCTGTTTCCATTTCTTCTCCTATCTCACAAAATCCACAAATTCTTTTTTCACCAGCATATCATATATGACCCGATATTCCAGTGGCGGATCTGCGCTTCTCGCCTTATCAATTAAAGCAATCACCTTTTCGCCAAGTCGGCTTCTTGTCCTCGCCTCTGCACACAGTTTTTCAATCTCTTGTTCGGCCTCTGTATAGGCTTCTCTTGATATTTTTATCATATAACCACCTCCGGCTGAGAGTAGAATTAATCAAGTGGTTTGCCAAAATTATATTCCCTCCATTCAGCCGGGCCGTCCCTGGCCCTGTGAGCCTTTCCCTGGCAGGATTGACAAACAAATCAATCTCTATTCATCAGTTCTTTAGCCCAATAACCGCCGAACATCGAAAGCTCAGGACGTCCATTTATGCCTTCTTGGAGTATAAAAATCGTATTCTCATCTTTATCCTGTAAAACTATACTTCCTTCGCCTTCTACGGGCCTGTCATCTTCGTATCGGATGCTGCCACAGTTGGCACTGGTTAAAGAGATTCGAACTTTCCCGTTTTTATCTACAATCCCAAGACTGCTTGCAATGATTCCCGTACCGTCCGTTCTTTCGTCAATCTTCATTGTCTCTTTTCCCGTAGCATCAAACATGATTATCTCAGGATAATAATTGCCAGAGAGTTCATGTTTGGGCACGCCCAACTTGATTCTGACCACATCGTTTTCGTCTGTCAGCTCAATTTCTCTTGCCCGGATTCGAGGCCGCTTTTCTGACACAAAACCGGCAATCCATTCACCGTGTCGATCAATAAGCTTTTCAAGCTCTTCAATCCGCTTTTCTAACTCTTGGATTTTCGCCTGGGCATCCATCTTGCTTGACTCCTCCGGCAGCCTTATTATAGATTTAATTGTCTGGCATGGTGGTTGCCGTTTATCCATGCTGGACATTGGCTCGGTGGGTGCTTTCAACACCTGCCGGGCCTTCTTTCTTTAATCTTCGCCTTGAGAATTAATCCAGGCTTTTAATCTGTCCCTTTTCACCCTCCAATGCCTGCCAAGTTTAAATGCGCCCGGAATTTTGCCGCTTTTCACCCATTTATAAAAAGAAATCTCCGAAATCTGCAATAGTTCTTGAACCTGTTTCGGCTTCAATATACTCGGTGCGTTTTCAAAGGTAATGCCTGAATCTTTGCTTTCTTTTCTCATACCCGCCCCCTTTTGGCCTGCAAGTATTTTTCAATTTATCATGTTTCTTTCTGTCTCTTTCTATCTAATTATACATCATTCATTTTTAAATGTCAAATTTATTTTCACCTTTAATCAGATTGGTTCTTTTCTCTGGTGTCCGGGGTTTTCTCATTGCCTTCTTTATTATCGGCCACCAATTTCAGTTTTCCGTATTCCGGCCCTGCGGCGACAACTTGCCCCTCACCGACAGCATTTACAAATAGACCGACTTGTGGCTCTCCTTTAGAATCAAAAACAAACAATTTCCCGCCTTCCTTTTCGATTGCAACAAGTTCTAACATATCTTTACCTGCTCGATCAAGGAGGGTTATCATTCCCCCGCCTTTTCGCTTGTCAATATATAAGTTAATTTTTATCCCTTTCTTTTTATCAACAACAAAAATTTCGTTTGCGCTGAGTGTTACCTTGCCGGCCTTCTCGGAGTAAAAGCCGACAATTTTTAAGTTAACCAGCTTTATCTCTCTTTTTAGTTCCCCTTCAAGAAAAGATGTTTCTAATCTCAGGGAGCTTAATTCTCCTTTAAGTCTCTCAATTTCTTTTTCAAGTTCCATGATTGTTTATTCCTTTGAGTTATTTTGAAACTTTTTCCTTCGGTTTTTTGGCCCTCTGCCCCTTTTCGGCCTGCGTTCGTTGCTCAAATCGCATCTAAGACCCTCGTTTTTTCCTAATTACCGCCAAAATACGCATAGTGCCACTGGATTTACTCAATAAAAGGCTTATGGGGAGTAGCCGGATAAAGAGATCGTTGCTTAGAAGCGAGTTATGGCGGTTTTTAGTTTGCACCTTAAGTCATATCGTCCATTTTATCAATCGCCTGGTCGAGCACTTCGCGGAGTTTGAGCAGTTCCGACCAGCCCCACCTTTTTATTCTTGCATGGGCTATCTCGCCATTGTCTTTTTTTATCTCTATGACTCCGATCTGTAACTTAGGGTCGTTGTTGTCGTAGCTTTTCAGGGAAACGATAGCCGTTTGCGTGTCGGTCACCGGGATTTTCCAATCTTCGATGATCTTGTCTTGTTTCGGGTTGTAATCCATGATGCTTTAATCCCTTAGTTTTGCAAATCAAACGTGCGTTAAACTTGCAAAATCAACGTCAGATTTCAGTAAATAGCTAATATTCTGATGTTTCCAGAGACTTCTCTGCCTTGTTCTGTAATTTTCCCGATTTAGCACTTGGGCTATCTCATGGAGAGTAAGCCCTAATCCCCTTAATTCTCTTGCCCGATTTAAAACTTTCATTTCCTCTGGATGTTTTGACAGCTCCCCGGTGCTTTCGTCAAGCCTTAATCCATAAAACGGTGGCCCCAATCTTTCACCTTTCGATTTCTTGCTCTGTAAAACATCCCTGGTTCTCTCGCTGATAATATCCCGTTCCCATTGAGCCACTACCCCTAAGATGTTCATAAAGAGTTTTCCGTTAGCTGTGGAGGTGTCGAAGCTTTCTTTCAGACTGGCAAACTGAACCCCGTTGCGTTCAAATATATCCTCAATTAGATAACCCAGGTCTCGAACCTTGCGAGTGAGCCTGTCCAACTTGTAAATAACAACTATATCAAACTCACCCCCTGAACACCCCTTGATAATTTGTTGCATCCCTGGTCTGTCTAAGTTCTTTGCACTCTCCCCGGCATCCTCAATTGTCTCCACAAGCTCAATGTCTTTCAGTTTACAATACTGCCGTATCTTCTCAGCCTGGTTTTTCAGGCTGAGGCCCTTGTCGGCTTGTTCGTGCGTGGATACTCGACAATATCCGATTGCCCTTGATGGTTTCTTTCGCATGATCTCGACTCCATTAAAGTTAAACGTTATGTATCTTTTTATATTAATCTATTATCAATTTATACCAATTAACCGTTTTGGTCAAGAGGTTTCTGTTTATATGGACAGATAGAACCGGGATCAATCAGCGGGTCTTATTGTCTTTATTGTTGTAATGACCTCTTTTTTAATCTCAAAATAATCCAAAATTACTTGTTCCACGTGCGGCAACCTTTTCTTGCCGTTCAAAAAATACGACAGACTGCTTTCGGTAATGCCGACCTCTCGACAAAAGTCTTTCCTGAGCCTAAAAGCCGAATAAATCAACTCTCCCAAAAAATCCAGATAGTCCTTTTCTTCATCAAATGTGTTCATTATTACTTCCATGCGTTCACTCCTTTTTAATAGCCGGTTGACCGGCATTTAGTTCTGTCTCGCCCATAATCATCTTCTTCTTCATCATATAGATCGGGTGATGAATGAACCATGACAAATATAACATATCCCAGGGCTGCCGTTGCGGGGTATTGTTCATCGGTAGCCTTGTGGATATTGTCTGCAAGAACTTCGTTTCCAATGCGCCCGGCCAATATGCTGCCTTCTCCCAAATAAAGAGACCTTTTCCCGCTGGACAACTTGTCTTGTAAAATATTAATATGAGTCCTTATCAGTTTATCCTCAGAGTATGGAGCTTGGTCAAGCCGAATTTCTGGCAATCCGGGTGTCCGGGTCTCCTTGTTCCACCTGTTTATGTAGGGGTAAACGTGCCTGTCGTATCTTCCTATAACCCTTTCGGCATTGTAGTTTCCGATCAGTTCCGAACATCGCCTTAAAAGCTGTTCGAGACTTTGTTCTTCGGCTTCTTCAAGAACGTAATGTCGGTATTCTCTGCCGTAGGCTTTTATCGGTGTCAATTCCTCTCCGATCACAACAACGAATCCGGGTTTTTCTGCGGGCCAGGCGATGCCGATATAAACACGCCCAAACTCGATGTCTTTCCATTTGTCAGGAAACTTTGCCATGATAACCCCTTAACTAAGATTGCAGTCAGCAAAAGCACTATTAGCCCCAAAGTTTCGAGCTGCACACTCGTAATTAAAAGCGTGTCTGTAATGATCGTCTCCTGTTTTTAAATAAATGTATCTGGTCGATCCTGTCTCTGGATCGGTTTGAATCACACGGGCAATATTTGAGCACTGCCTTGCGAACTCGTGGAGTGTTTCACTTTCTGCCGGTAAGATAACATCTCCCCCTGAAAGTTCGTTGTGGCTTGCGTCAAGGCTTTCCGTTCTGTTTGCCGTAACCGTTGGCTCTCTCTCGTTCCAAGCGTATGAGCCTTTCTGGTGCTCGGAATAGTAACACAAATAGACCTTTCCCCGGTGTTGCTGTGCGAACTCACGGGCAAGACGAGTTTCGGGTAAAGCATCAATAACAGCTCGTGATACATTAAATCGTTTCATGAGGCTATCGAGGTGATTCCAGTCCGGGAAAGCCCCGACATAGACTATTCTACCGGTCTTATCCCAATCCCGCTTGCCGATAACCACGTGGATTAAATTGCCAATATCAGCACCCAAAAAGCAAGGGCCGGGATCTGATTCGGCAATGGCGTTTTCTCCGCATAATTCAAGTACCTGGGGCATAGTCAACCTGTTCTCTGCGGCGATATGAGCTTGTGCAAGTTTTGAATTATAGACTTCTGAAATGTTGCCGTTAGGCGGGTCTCTGAATAGCTTTAAAATTTGTTTCGGTTCAACGTACATGGAATTAAGCTGTGAAATCCTCCACCCGACCATATCTTTAGCCCGATCTGGATAGAGGGCAGTCCAACGCCCGTCTTTCGGGTAAATCTCGCTATCTCTGCACCGTTGACATAACCGAATTACTCTCCCGTCTGAAAGTTCTTCGAGGCAGGCCGGAAACTCAAGTTCAAGACAAGTTTCTTTACCGCATTTGGGACACTCGATAAACCAATGTCGCTGATCGGATTGCTGGAACAGCTTGTCAACGCCATAGTCGGGAAGATTGAACCGGCCTCTTGAAAAGTCCAGAACATCAGCTCGGCTCGGAAATAAATATAATGACCCTTGGGGATAGCGGTTTGATATAAGACCGTGCAAAGTACGAAGCATGGCAATAGAAGTCGCACCAATTTGAGCACCTTTCATAAAAACCTGTTTGGCCGCTTCCTCGATAAGCATGGCTCGCTGGTATTCGTGGTTTACCAGAGAGAACGGCCTGCCGTCCAATAGAAGGTCTTCCGCCCAAGGAATGATCGGTTTTATTTGAGTGCCAGTGCCGAATCTTGTTTCAATAGAGCTTAACAGACTGTCGTATAGTTCGTTTTTGGTTAAGTCGCTCGATGATTGTCTTTCGTACATTCGGGTCAACCTCTCCTATAACCTCCAGGACGGTTTCCTGAAAAGCCTTCGCCTCCTGAATGCTGTAAAGCGTTTGAAATATTTTTAATTGCAATTCTAACTGGCCTCTGATTTCAGCCATACATCTAATTTTAAGAGCTGGATTCTTTTCTAATTCATCCAAGAGGTCATTGGCCTTGTCGTTGATGTTATTCAACTGAGCGATGGAGTCCAGCCTTTCTTCAATAACAACCTCAGCTTTCTTAGATGCAATAACACGGGTCGTTTTGCCCCGCAATTCCTGAAGCCTTTGATTCACAGCTTGAGGGGATACGCCTATTTCACGGGCCGCTTCAGCCTGGGTCTTACCCTCTTTATCAAGTAACCTTAAAAGCTGGCGATCATTTATTTTAGGTTTTGGCATGAGTCCTCTTTTGGTTGACACTAAACAATTGAACGGTTATTATGCAAGATACAGGAGATGACAATGACTAAACGTCAACCCATTGCTGTTTGTACCGTATGTGGCAAATATAGTTATAACGCAACGAGCATCAACAAGCCATGTGGTAACCGCATCGACAAGAAAAAATGCACGGGCGTATATGGTAGCGCCTTAGCCAAAAATGACTGGCAACCATGTCCATATTGCAATCAAACCGGCTGTGAAGATTGCCAACGCACTGGGTGGCTATTTGTCCGTAAAATCCGTTGATACCGCCTTCATCTTCTTTTCGATTTCAGCCGCATATTTAGTCAAAAGAGATTCAACTATTCTGGTCGCATAGTCTCGGTCAGGACAAAAGAATATTGGCAGCCTGTACCTTACAGAGAACGCCATTAGACTTTGAATTACCGCCTTTGGAATCATCTTGCTCCGGTAACGCCCGTTAGCTAATCCGGCAAGCTCTGATTCCACAACCAGGGCAAAGTAATCAAGCCCCTTACCTCTGCTCAATTCACGCTCAAACCTCTCCCTCTGACCGTTTTTAAGACATGCCACCAAATCATCAGGCGTCTTTCTCTCGATGGCAACAAACCGCTCCAGGCCTTTTATCGAATAATCGCCGGTAGTAAGCGTACCTTGTTCTGACGGCAAAGCAAACTTCAAGGGGGCTTGTTCCCGTGTATCTACTATAATTATAAGGTGGTTATCCATATTTTAGACCTATCCATGTCGAACCCATGTCGAACTTTATGTAAAGTCCTATATGAGAAACAATCTTAAAAAGTCACCAAAAAGTTCGTCATGGCAGACGAAAGTTCGTCATGCTTTCAGCTCAATACCCTCCCAAAATCTTCCCCGGCAGTCTCTTCCAGACACACAGCCCCGACCTTCTAAAAGATCGGCAAAGGTATTTTGATACACAGGCTTTTCTTCATTTGTTTCACACCACTCGTTGTACGCCTTTTTTAAATCACTGGTTTTTATCCTGGCCGCTGGTGACAGGACGCATTTATCTTCGATAAAGCCACCGAGGATGTCTTCGGATGCACGATATTCGTTTGTGGCCGCAGACACCTCTTCTGGTTCCCCCAAACCTTCTGAATGCCATTCTTGGCAGCCCTCTAAAGCCCAATTTAAAATTCCAGAAGATTCGACCCAAAGCTTTTCAATTAACTTAAGGTCTTGTTCCTCTTTGGGAATTACTACATCAAAAGGAACGAGTCTCACCCTACGCCAGATGCCTAAGTCCTGATTGCGGATTCGGGGCTTGTGATTGCTTGCCAGAAATATCTTGAAGGTTGGATGAAATTCGAAGAACTCACCATATAGGAACCTTGCTCGCATAGGTTCCCCGCCAGTAAGTTGTTTAATCAATGCCTCATTTAACGACCTCCCCGGTCCGGCTTCGCATGCAGAGACAAACCGTGCTCCCTTGAGTGCCGCAATATCATTGGAGATTCCGCTGTCGTTCCTGCTGGTTAGGAATGTTTTAAAATCGGCTTGCTGCGCATAGTCACCAAGTATGGTGCGGATCGTTTCAAGGAAAGTCGTTTTCCCATTAGCCCCTATTCCATAAAGGATAAGAAAGCATTGTTCAGCCATGTCGCCGGTTAGCGAGTATCCTGCGGCCCTTTGAAGAAACTCAATTAGATGCGTGTTTCCGTCCATTATCCTATCGAGAAAGCCCATCCACAAAGGACACTCAGCGCCCGGCTCATATTCTACGGGAGCCATCTTTGTTGTAAAGTTCTCTCTCTTGTGGGGGAGCAGCTTTCTCGTTTTTAGGTCGATTGTACCGTTAAGCACGTTCAGTAGGTACGGATTACAGTCTAATTCTGTAGGCATTACCGACACTTCGCACCGAGCTAATTTAGCCATTGCCTGAATTCTTCCATCGGCTTCCGAACGCTTTGCGTGGTCGTAGATTCTTTGCACAAGTTCGTTGTCCGTGTCCACGGTTATTTCTTTAGCAATCGCCCTGACAGTTTCCTTTGCCTTGCGTTCAAGCCTGCCACTTTCATCTTTAATCCACCGCTTATCATCCCAAATAAGCCATTTGCCCCAAGGGTAACAGTACCGAATATCCTTGCCGTGTAGAACCACAAGGCGCTCAGAGTTACCCATGTCCGTAAAGGCAAACCCGGTTGCCAGATTGCTTTCTGTTAGAGCCTCAAATGTCCAGGGTTCAGCACTCTTAATCATAATGGACAACCGCTCAATTGCCGCTTCCCGGCCAGACTGTTTGGCGATCCAGTCGCTTGCATCTCCCTTTTCTGGCAGATCGGGTAATTTCAGTAACTTGATGCTGGCCGCTACGCCTTGAAGCGACCTTGCAATCGTATTCATGTGTTCGTGGCCCTGCTGGTCATTATCCGGGATCAGGATACAATCTTTTTCCTTAAACCAAGCACTATATTCGGGTCGCCACTTGCCCGCACCCATCGGAAAGGTGGTTGAACAAAAACCTAACTGGATAAGGTTTTCAACGTCCTTTTCGCCTTCGACAATTAAAACTTCCTGAGTCTTGACTAATCGAGGCAATTGATAAGGTACAAGCCGAACATCTTTAAGACTCCATATCCAGCCGCCATTTGCATCTGGTTGGCGCTGTCGAAAATCTTTCGGCTCATACTTCACCGTTTGGAAAAGCAACTTCCCTTTTTCGTCCGTGTAGCTGTATGCTCTATCCTTCCTT